GTATGGGTGAAATCCGAGTAAATGAAAAGTTTGCCCCCCTTTTTGAAGCTCCAAAAACTCGCTATGTGCTGCTCAGTGGTGGCCGTGGTGCTGCGAAGTCTTTTGCTATTACCCTTCTTTGCTCTCGCATCATGGCAGAGCATCACAACCAACGTATACTGTACACCCGCTACACAATGGCGGCGGCTAATGATTCGGTAGTCCTTGAATTTGCTGAAAAGATCGACATTCAAAACCTCCACCCCTACTTTACCCAAAAGAAAAACGATGTCTATTGCGGCTCCACTGGATCAGCCGTATCATTCAGGGGTTTGAAATCCGGCTCTAAATCACAGACCGCAAAGCTCAAGTCGATCAAGGCCAATATTTTTGTGCTGGATGAAGCCGAGGAATTGACTGACGAAGAAGAATTTGATAAAATCGACCTTTCGATCAGGGACAAGAACAAAACAAACCTGATCATTTTGATTATGAACCCGACGAACAAAAACCACTGGGTTTATAAGCGTTGGATTCAAGACACTCGCAGGACTGAAATTATTGACGGGGTGCCTGTTTCGATCTCCACACACCCAGACGTGACACACATCCACGTCACGTACCTGGACAACAAAGACAACCTTTCCGAGTCTTACCTACGTCGTATCTACGACCTCAAAGCCAACAACCCTAAGAAGTATGCCCACTACATCATTGGCCAATGGATTGAAAAAGCAGAGGGCGTAATCTATGAGGATTGGGCAGAGGGTGTATTTGATGAAAAGTTGCCGTATATTTACGCTATGGACTTTGGGTACTTCCCTGACCCGCTTGCACTTGTGAAGATCGCAGTTGACCGAAAGCGGAAAAAGATTTACCTAAAGGAGTTGATTTACGAAACGGAGCTTTCAAACGAGGGGCTTCTAAGGATGATGGAGGACGCGATACCGGATAAGAGTAAGCCCATTGTGTCAGACACCAACGAAAAGCGAACTGTGATGTTTTTGCGCTCCAAAGGGTTCAGGGTGATCGAAGCGAAGAAAGGGCCAAACTCCATTATTCAGGGCATTAAGGACATGAAGGATTACGAAATAATTGTCACGTCCGATAGCCCTAACATCAAAAACGAGCTTGATAACTACGTGTGGGCTGATAAGAAAAGCGACACCCCAATTGATCAATACAACCACAGCTTAGATGCTGGGCGGTATGGGTTTACCTGGATTGTGAAGCATGTTCCAAGGCCAGGCGAAATGAAAACAGGTAAAGGATAAATCAAACATAATGGCAAGATTTAAAGAATCAGATTTACCTATTGGGGATTTTCACGTAAAGGATATTGCTGATAAGTTTTATCCGGAGTGTGTTAAAATAGATACAGAAGGCAGGAAATATAACCGTGCAATTCCTGTAATTTACAGGCTGATTCGCAAAATGAAGCTTGTTATGGAGGTTAAGGATGGAGTGTTTTATAATGGTCGATAACTATTTAAATCTCAACTAAACATAATGGCAAAAGTCAAAACCGAAATTGAGCAAACAGGCGAAGGCCAGCAAAGCGAGTGGGTACACCCCGAAGCAGAGGCGATATTTAACGCACTCATGGGAGCCTACGAAGATGCCAAGAAAGCAGGGTTTAGGGCGCAGTATTGGCGTTCAATGATGCTTTGTTTAAGAGACTTCTACCCTGCTGATATGTCTAAGGTTGTGGACTTTTTTGTAAACGAAGAAGGACTCAACCACCAACCCAAAGAGATACCCGCAAAGCAAGCCAAGCAGCCAAGCGAGTACAAAAAGGAACCCGATTACTCAGCCAAAGCCGGGCGGGAAACGTCGGTCGAATGTGAATCTTGCGGATAATGATTGCAAAGCTATCCACCGGGGCCACCATCAATCTACCGCTTACCGCACATGAAATACAGTGGGAGGCATTTTGTGACTTCAAAGACCAGGAGCAGGAATACTTTACAGCACAAGAAACCGAGGACAGCCAGGCCGCAATACTGTCAATTACCAGGGCATTGGCTTACGTGTACGGGGAATGGATTTGGGATTTACCGTTTTCACTTGATGAACCGCTTGAAGAATTGTTTCTAAACGGCTTTACTGTCACACTAGGCGACGATCTATCCGTTATGCGCCTATACGCACACCTAAACACGATTATCAACGCATTCAAGCCCGAAACGCTTAAGGACAAAGTTTTCAAGCTGCATATCGGTGGCGAAGAATACCAATTGGATCAACTCAAGGCGGCTAAGTTTTTGACATTGGAAGGTGTGAGCACGGGTGAAGCAATTGAAGTGCTTGAGTTCAGGCGCATAGCTGAAAAGAACCTGGAAGAAAAGAAGTTTGCCCTTGGAAGCATGGACTTTACCTTGGGACTGCGAGAACTGGCAATACTTGTACGCAAGAAAGGAGAGGCATTACCCTGGAACCGCAAAGAGTTGGAGTCATTCCTAAACGACAGGATGCAAACTTTCCGAACCGTAACCGCTGGCGAAGTCTTAACCCTTCGTTTTTTTTTGATCAATTCATACTTGCTTTGGCTTCAAAACCAGATTACCAATTCTTCTGGAACGGTTCGCCCTATCAAGGTTCAGGAACTAAGTCGAAAGAAACCAGGGATCGTGAAGCGGCGGCGCGGGAAGCGTTTGAGTTGATGGGGTGGCGGTTGCTACTTGATGCAGCGTTACGGGAACAATGGTACATCGGAGGAATGGAATCACTTTGGAAAAGCGACTTTGAGGATTTTGTTTTTTTGACTTCTTTAAAAAATAGCAGAGTATGAGTTTGGCATCCACGATAAATTGGATTGAAGTAAAAGACCAAAAGCCAAAATGCAATGAAAAGCATTCAGATAGCGAGGACGTGCTTTGCATGGATTCTAACAATAGGGTTTTTGTTGCATGGTATAACTCAAAACTAGATCAGTGGTTTGTTTCCCACTTCCTTGCATCGAATAGCCCACTATCCCTTGACAATGTACCAGCTCTTTGGGCTGACATTTCTTCACTTAAAAATTCACGGGTATGAATGAATTTAAAACAACGAGCATCGAAGAATCTTCCGGCCAAATACCAATTGACCAGTGCATCAAAAGATCAACGGACGTGTTTACCTCATACCAAAACAATCACTTTAAAGGGGCAATCAAAGTTGATTTTTGCGGCAGATACGAAGCTGAGTATATTTCAACTGGGGTGATTGGAGTGGAGGGCAAAACGAGAGAAGAGGTATTGAAAAAGCTTGTCGAAAGGCTTAGGGCTGATGCCGATTTTATTGAACAAAAAATGAATGATTTACAGGTATGAAAGTACTAACCAAGGCTGATTTTATAGCCATTTGCCGAAAGATCGTAGCTCAAATGGCATCAAGGGAACAAAACAAAAAGGGAGTGCCTCACCGGGTCAACTCCTTTGCTGCTTTTGTGGATGACATGCAGCCCAGCGTCATGCACCCGTCGTTGGGGGCCACGTATGGGGACTACAAAGCCGGGCGATTCTTTTCCCGTAATTGGGATGCGGCGGGGTCTGATCCATCCAAGATGTTCTTTGAATACCCTGGGATTGTGATACAGGAAACAGGGGCCTATACCAACTCCATCAAAAGCGACCGGATTTACCTGGATTTGTTGGTAGTAGCTTTTGATCGCAACACCTGCGAGAATTGCCCACCGGAGGTATTGGGAACCGAAAGCACCTTTGAAAATACGCTCTACCTTTTGCGCTCGTTCATTCGGCAATTGATGGATCATTATTTAGTTGAATCCACTGAGGGCGAATTTTGGATGACAAGAAACGAAATAGATTACCGCATTGACAATGACTTGATAGATGCTGTCAGCGAATATGGACAATGGCTTGAAAACTTCATTATAGTTCCAGAGCAGTGGAAGTTTACCAAATACAGCGACGGGGCCATTGGCGGCGCAAGGGGTTACGCGGTTGAGTTCACGATCCAAGTGTGCGAAACCATTGAAACCCGAATGAAATACAGTGACCCCACTAGCTCAGTTGTTCCCGTCACAAACTGCGAGTCATGCGGATAGTCACGTATCAGGAATTGGTAGGCATTGCCCTAAACGCAGTCCAGACCATTGCTGAGAAAGGCAAGGACGAACTAAGGGATGAAGGCCACGTAGCAACAGGCCGGGGCATAGCCTCATTAAAGGCAAAAGTTGTCGAAAGTGTCGGAGATACTTTGCGCATTGGCATAGAGGGCAATGATTACCTTTTAGATTTGGACACGGGAATACCAGCGAGTAAGGTAGACACAAGCGCAGCAGCAGAGGCAAGGCTATTGCAGTGGGCCAGAGTTGTAAAACCTGGGCTTTCTGAGTCGAATCTAAAACAGTTCACGTTTCTAACACTCAATAAAGCCGCTGTGCTTGGGTTCCCATTGCCTGGATCGTTTGCCTTTTCAAAGAACGGGCGGCGTACTGAGTGGATAAAGTTTGGCTTTGAGATGAATGCGGAAAAAATAATCGAAGAGCAGTTTAAAGTCTTCGAGCTTTTGGTAGAAAACTTTGATGAAATCTACCGTGAAGCGATTGAAGAAGCACGAAAAATAGCAGCATGACAAAGGTTCTGGTTTACGAAGTCGAGATCAAAGGCGTTAAAACGGCGGTCAATAGCCAAGAGGAATTGGCTAGAGCCATACGGGACACCACTAAAGCCCGTCAGGCCGAGAAGTTCAACACCGACGAATACAAGCGGCTAGGAAACCAGATCGCAGCACTCAAGACAATCCAGCAAGAGCAGCGACAAGAAGAGCGCAACGCCATCAATCAATTCAAACAAAATGCGGATCAGGGCAAGAACTCATACCGGGCATTGAACGCTGAATTGGTTCGGCTTCGCAACTCCTACAAAGACCTCACAGCAGAGGAAAGACAAGGGGCGTTTGGTCAGCGCACCATTACGCGAATCAAAGAACTTGACCGGGAACTCAAAAGCATCGATGCCAACTTAGGTAACTTCCAACGCAATGTTGGTAATTACTCAAGCTCATTCAACAAACTTGGAGACGCTTTAACCGGGGGCTTAGTTACCGGGGGTATTGTTGCGGTTGCTGCCTTGGCAAAACAGGGATTGCAAGAACTCTTTGAGCTAAACAAAGCCATTGCGGATATTCAGGCCAACGTGGTCAAAACAACAGGGCTAAGTTTTGATCAAGTTACCTCGCTCACTGAGGAATTGAAGAAGTTAGACACGCGCACAACCTTGGAGGAATTGTTGAATATTTCCACGGTTGCGGGTCGTTTAGGCGTAGAGGGCGAAAAGGGAGTGTTTGAATTTACCAAGGCAATTGACGTGCTTAACGTGGCCCTGGGCGATGATTTTGGCGGCAACGTAGAAGTAGTAACGGATCAGGTAGGCAAGCTTTCAAACGTCTTGTTTGGGGCCACAACAGACGGGGAACTACTGGCAGGAAACTTGCTTTCGCTTGGCAATGGATTGAATGTTTTAGCCGCAAATGGTGCAGCGTCAGCCAATGGAATTACCGATTTTGCAAGCCGAATAGCTGCGCTTGGCACACCTCTTGGTCTTACAGCAGGCGAAATCCTGGGCATATCCGCAAGCCTTGAAGAATTGGGCGTTACAGCAGAAAGGGGCGGCACCGCAACGGGGCGTATCTTTCAGGCACTTACTCAGGACTCCAAGAAATTTGCCAAAGAATTTGGGATAACCCCTAAAGTGTTGAAAGATGCAGGGATTGAGGCTAAGTCATTCACAGACTTAGTAAACACCGATCTTGTTAAAGCTTTGCAATTGGCATCAAGCCGGGCCGTAACACTATCCAAAGACAATGTTGATTTATCAAGCAAACTCAAAGCCGTTGGGCTTACCGGGGCGGGTGAACTTGAAACCTTCCTAAAGCTTGGGCAGGCCAACGAAAGGCTATCTGAAAACATTGGCGTTGCAAACAAAGCACTTGAAGGTCAGCAATCCTTACTTGATGAAGCCGCCGCCAAAAACAACAACTTGGCCGGGGCATATGAGCGATTGATCAACGACATCAGAGAATTTTTTGTGTCCTCAGATGTTCAAGACTTCTTTTTAGCATTGATCCAAGGCGCAAGGGACGCGGGTACAGGCATTCAGGAACTAGGCGCAACCATCGCCCCGTTGGGTCAATCAATTGGTGATCTTGCGAAGGGTTTAAGTGGGGCGAGTAAAGAGTCAGACGGGTTGACCGCTGCTTTTGATTTGCTGAACAAAGCCGGGAAACTCGCACAAAAACCTTTTGAGTTCTTGGTCGCCACAGTCAACGGACTGATTAAGGGCTTTACGTTCTTGGGAAACAAGGTCACCGACTTTTATAATGTCATATTTAGCCCACTTGATCGGACTGAAAAGAAAACCAAGGCATCGGCAGAAAGCCTAAAGGTATTCACCGACCTAGCCAATAAAGGCAAAGGCGACGTATTGCAATTCGGAGCCGGTACAGAACAAGCGGCAAAGGGATTGGATAAATTGGCATCCAGTGCGGAGAAGGCCAAAAAAATAGTTGACCGATTTTCCAAAGACTCGCTTGCATTCCTAAGAGGCGAAGTATCGAAGCTTGAAAAAGAGATTGACCAAGCAAGCCCTAAAGACCAACCCGCATTATTTGAGCGCCTGTTTTCGGCAAAGAACCAATTAAGCAAAGCCGAAAAGGAACAAAAGGCGCTGCTTGATAACTTAACCGGATTCGTAGAGGCAGTCAAAGAAGTTCAGGACGTTTCAGAAAAAACATTTCAGCGCACCCAAACCGTAACTGAGGATGGGGTAATAAAGCAGGTTCAAGTAGCGGAAAAGGGCGTTAGAGTAGTGGGTGAAAGCCTAATAAAAAGACTCGCAGGGCTTAATCTCAAAGTAAGTGAAACCTCTGTAAAATTCACTCAAGAAGCCACGCAAAGAATACGAAGCGATTTCCAAGTAGGATTAGACGCACTTCTTGAAGAGCTTGAAGAGTTCTTCAAATCAGGTAGGTTATTTGATTCACTAACAGAAGCCGGGGCCGCAATCTCTGGCATTACCAGTGCTCGAAATGAGTCCGAATTAAACGCCATAGAAGAACGCTACGCCAAAGAAATCGAGCTTGCAGGGGATAACACCAAGAAGAAAGAAAAGCTTGAAAAGGAGCTTGCAGCAGAGCAGGAGCGCATCAGAAAGAAAGAATTTGAGCAGCAAAAGCGTTTCAGGATTGCGGCGGCGCTTTCCTCCCTGGCATCAGGTACAGTCAACATCCTTTCGACTCCTTCAACAATTCCTGATCCATTTGGCACTTTGTATAAGGCTGCCCAAATCGCTTTTTTAACCTTCACCACCACAAGCCAAATTGCCCAAATCAGCGCACAAAAAGCCGCCAAAGGTATGATCATACAAGGCCCAAGCCACGCACATGGGGGCGTTCCTGTTCAGGTAGGAAACACCACCATTGAAGCCGAGGGTGGGGAATGGATAGGAGATGACGGGCAAGGAGGAACCGCGATAGTCAACAAGCACAACACCGGGCGCTACTACCCTATTTTAAAGCAACTCAGCGCGGTAAATTTCCCAGGCAAACGGGTTGTATTGTCTGCCATCAATGCCGACCGAGGCTACGGGGTGAAGTTTGAGCAAGGGGGATT